GCTCTTTTCTGCTGAGTGTCGTAAACCACAATCTGGAAGGACACATGATCAGTATTCGCCGGGCAATCTAAATTGTTTTCAGGATTGGCTGTGACTACTGACCAGACTGCATAAGGGTATGCTGTGCCACTTGGCGCAATATCTTCCCAGACTTTTAAAGGATTGGTACCGAGCAAAGCTGTGACTTCAGGACTGGTTTTTAATGTCGGAACTACTGGTAAAATGTTCATAATTTTGCGAGTTCCTTGTCGATTTCTTTATTGAAGTTTTCAGCAAAGCTATTGGTCACGGCTTGGATGTTGTTTTGCAGTGCTGGGCGCATGAATGGAGTTGGTGGATTGTGCACACTGCCTAGCTCAACCCAACGCCAATGTCGGGTGTCACCACCGCTTGTATTGGGCGGATTTGGATTGGAAAATGACGCACCACCACGCACACCAACACGCATCACCACTTCACTTGGGTTTCGTGTTTTCCCCGCAGCAATCGCAATGTTTTTCCAAATCTTTTCGGCTGTCTGCGGATCATCAATGCCTTTTGCATTATTTCGTGCGGCATCCCGGACAATCGACATGGCTTTACGCATAGAGCGCCTTGCAGCATTCTTCATCAAGCGAGGATTGCCAAGTCTTTTAAGTTTCTCCTGAACTTCATCCAAGCCTTCAATATTAAATTCTACCGTCATGGCTTACCCCACTAAAGACAACTCCAGCGTCATATAAATTCGACCATTCTCGTTGTCAGGCTTAGGTGGCGAAACGATCTGGAAGGTCTGGCCATCAAATAAAACGCGCATACCGGTATCAATATCTTTGCGTTTACGCAGTTTTAGCCGTGCTGTGGTTTCTGATCCGGCAGCCTTGGCGTTTATCGAATCTTTTACCGAAAGGAAACTGATTTTACCCCAGAGCTTTTTGAACTCAGTCCAGGCTTCGGTTTCATAGTTATATTCATCATAAACCGTGGTTTTTTGCTGAATCGTCACACGGTGGCATAGTTCGCCGGCACGTTGGGCCATGTTATACCTCCGGTAATTCACCACCATACCAATTGCGACATTGCATAAGCATGGTTTTTACACCATTTGGAATTTCCAATGCCGCACCATCAATAGTTGATTCTCGGTTCTTAAACCATTCTGCAACCAGGAGCAGCATGGACTGCTTGACCTGTCGCGGCACTCTCTCAACCGAGTTTATTACTGGATCGTCAATCTGATTAAGACAATAATCCAAAGCGGTCTCAATGTAGTGCTGCAACAAAGGATCAAAATCACCTTCATCTACCGCGCATTGCAGTCTCGCAAGCTCAAGGCTTACGACTTCGAGTGCGTTTATTGCCATCAGATTGCGCCTCATTAGTTGATTGTGTTTCTTTGGTGGCGGCTGATTTGATTTCTTCAGCCACGCCAATTTCGATTAAATGACTTGCGTACTGATCAGGCACTTCAATGGTTTCTTTTGCGACAAATGCACCTAATCGAAAGTGACTAAATTGCTTTAAAACACGTAACTTCATGGGATCACCTATATATAAAAGAAAGGGCGCAATTAAGCGCCCTATCAGGATTAGCCACCAGCAGCAGGGAAAGTGCCTTTAATGATTGCTTGTGGGCGATAGTGCGCCACAGCAAGGCGTTCTTCACAAAGGATGGTTAGCATGTTTTTAACAAAGTTGTCACGGTCTTGATTAGACACTTCAACAGTCGCATCCATGTTATCCCACACTTGAGAGGCAAGGTTAAACGCTCCCACTGTGAACGTGTTTGCTGCTTGGCTCATGGTGGTTACGACTGGCAGGCCCCACATCACTTTTGAAGCAAATGCTTGCGGTCCACCGAAGATATAACGACCTTCCTGATCTTTCATCAGTGCGATTTTGTGCCAATCGGCAGGGTTAAGGATTACCGCAGAAGCCTCAAACTCCGAAGTGCTTACTTGATAAACCGCATGTGCTACCACGTCAGCAAAAGTATCACCAGTGGCAGTCAGCGCAGTGTTGTAAGCGGTTGCGACCGTGTTTAAGCCAGTCAGGTTGTCACCAGTGCCATTACCATTTAAAAGCTGAGCCTCTTCTTTCAAAGCTAAGCCGTGCATTAAGCGGTTGTTAATGTAGCTTTGCAATTGGCTTGAGTCAGAAACAATCTGGCGTGATGCTTGAATCCAGTGAGCAATCGTTTTCACGTTTGCGGTTTCTTTGGTAAATGTAATATCAGACTCAGGCTTTAATGTACCCTCCGCCACAACATCGGCAGCATTAGTGAATACATTCTCACGCACATACTCAATTGCATTTGAGGAAGTTGATCCCTGCGCCAACAGATCACGAACCGTCAAGCGCTGTAGACCAGGCGTTACAATTCCACCGAGTCGCTGAACCGCCACAGTATCACCGGCTGAAGCAGTAGCTGAAGTAATAGCTTTGTAGAAAGAGCCAACTTCTGCTTTAGATGCGCGACCATCCCAAGACTTTGTGATTTCTTCTGCTGTTTTTTCAGCAAATGACTTCTGAAGTTGATCTTCTGGTGTACGGTTGCCGAGTTTTTGCTCCAGATCAAACATGCGAGCGCCCGACTTTTGCAGTTCTTCATTCAGTTTTGCAATGTCGGTCTGTAAAGCTTTGTTTACCTCACCTGTTTTTTGGATTTCTTCACGCTGTGCATCAAACGCTTTTTTAATTTCCGCTTGTTGCGACTCAATTGCTTTTTCAATAACTGCTAAGTCAGTCATAATAATACCTATTAAATTTTAAAAGATTGGATTTTGGCAATTAATGCCGTTTGTTTTTCTGCTTCTGAGTCGCTCAAAAGGGCAGATTTAAAGCGAGAAATAAAGGATTGCGCCTCGCTTTTACTGAAATTAGCTGAATCCCTCAACCAATCTTCAATATCTCGGACTGAGTTCACACCATCCATGCTTTTACGCAAGGAAAACTGAGCCTCGTCCAGCATCGGGTGAACACATACGCTGATTTCTCGAAGAATGGCAACTTCGCCAATATCTCGGCCATCTGCGCTTTTAATCACGCTGTCCATGTTGGCAAAGCCAGCAACTGATAAACCAGTAATGGTTTCATGCTCGACTGCTGCCGCAATATCGTTTGCTTTGCTTAAATTCGGGGTTAATTCACCGACCACATAGAACCCTTTTGAATCTTCTTCGAGTGTCAGCCACTTGCCAATCGGGATTTCTTTCGTGTTGTGGTTGAAGTGCATCGCGGTTTTGCGACCGGTCTTCTGTGAATTGATCGCTTTGGTAAATGCACCTTTTAAGAATGCATCACCCTCACTATCACGGACATTAAAAAGGGAGGCGTATCCTTCAAAAATACCCTTCCCTTTTTGCATCTTTAATTCTGTTTCTTCAAAATTAAGTGTTTTAAGTAGTTCCACCTGCGCCTCCTGTACCCAATTGATCAATTGGCACGTTTTGCGATTGTCTTGTTGCTTGATCACCACCAGGTAAAGGCGGTCGATTATCAAGTTTCCGCGCTTCATTCACGGTCATCAGACCGTTGTTGACCATTGTGGACATGAATGTTGATCGGGCTGAAGAATCACCGCGCAGCAAACCTTCAACATTGTGTTTTACGTAAATTGAATCGCGCTCTGACTCATTTACAATCCATGCTTGAATTGCCTGCTCCCATCGGATCAGGTACGGCTGCAAGGTGTATTGTAAGAAGCCTAGATTCTGCTGCTCGATGCCCGACCCCCATGACGTTGTTTTCTCAACATCACCAACCAAGTGAGGCGGCACTCCAAAGAATCGCGCCAATTCCGACACCTGAAACTTTCGGGCTGCCATCTGCTCGGCATCTTGCGGGCTGACACCAATATCAGCAGCATCAAACCCAGCCTCAAGAATCCAAAGGCGTTTATTGACTGGTCCTTCTGCAATCTCTTTGAAGTTCTGCTCAACCTGTGCGCGCTGTTCTTTTGTGAGGATTGCACCGCCAGTTTTTAAAATCTTTGGAGCTTTGGCACCATTGGCATAAAAGTCCTTTTGGTGGTCTTCCATCGAGATTGCGACACCTGCTGATTTACAGGCAAATGCAATTGGAGAAAGACCAACCAAGCCGTTAAAACCAAAGCCCTTAATGTGAAATACTTCATACTTTTTCAGATCGACGTACTTGCCGTCGCGAGCATAACGATAAATCACCTGACCCTTTTCCAATCGCACATCCATATTGGCTGAAAGCATCGGATTCAATGAAATCACATCACCAAAACTATTACGCTCAATCAGCGCATAGGCGTTTCCGTAGAAGCATAGCTGCATGGTCATGCATTCACGGAATTCCACTGGAGTCATGAAGCGGTTGGGTGAATGACGCAGTAAACGCGCCAACGGGTGACTGTTTCCCTGCTTTTCATCACCCTTGTCTGAATATTTAAAAACATCCAGTGGCAAGGTAGCTGTAACTGTAGAGATTAGTCGGACGCAAGCCCAAACTGTTGAAATTTGCAGTGCACGCTCATCGGATACCACCGAACTGCCAACTGTGCCCGATGCGGATACTGCGCCATTTTGCGAACCGCTTGATGGAGTAACGAGCCTTCCACCACTAAAAAACGTGGTGACTCGATTCCAAAAAGACGGCCGTGTACGCAGATCAACGCTGTAATCTGTATCAGCCATAATTTATGTGCTCAAAGGGTTATTTAAAAATTCAGAAATATCTTTTTGTTCTGACTCTGGGTTCATACTCATCAGGGCCACCGCATTAAACGTAGCAATTAGTGGGTCAATCTTCCCGACACCCGATTCCTGTTTGCTGATCATCATGCCGTTACCCTTGATGACTGCACGTGCATTACCGACACACCAAGTCATTAAGCTTTGGCCAGCATGGTAAAGATTGCCTTCAGCTAATTTTCGTTCTGTGGTGAGGATGTAGCCCATCAACTTAAAGCCCTGAGCTACTGCAATCAGCTTGTCTTCAGGAATACCGGCATCAAGTAAGCCATCTAAAAGACCACCTAAACCCAATGGATCTAGTCCGATCTTATCGAGCTTGCCCGAGTCAAAACATTTCTTTGCGATTGCTGCGAGTTCATCAATGTCATCGCCGATGCGCTCAACAATAGTTAGGCTTTTTTCCTTTTCATAGTCAGCGTACTTTGGCGCATTCTCTTTGCGTCTCTCGACTGCAGTTTTATTGCACCAGGCATGATTCCAGAGCCACCATTTACGGCTTTTGTTATGCCGACCAAGTACGGCAAATCCAAGTAAGTCATCTAGGCCACCACCATCAATACCGCAGGTAATAACGTCTGATTGCTCGATTAGTTTATCCAAGGTGAATTCTTTGGATTGCTGCAGCCAATATTCAGCACCTGCCCAACGGTTGGCGCGAAGATTAATACCAATCTCAACATTAAGCCGCTTGGCTAGAAAATCTCGAAAGTCCGATTCCTCACCATCGCGCGACTGCTCAAAATCATCTTCAAGCTGAACTGGATCGACTGAGGTGCCGTAGTTTGGGTTGGGTATATGGAAGTTCTCTTTTTTAAGATGCTCCCCATCCTCAATCATTTGCTTTGGGAACTCGTAAATCAAAGGTAGAAACTTATTGTTCTGCTTAATCCCATCACGAATATCACGGGCATAATCTAATTTTTGCTTAAATACACCACATGGCTGCTCATTGGCCTGAGTTGTCAGGTAGATAATGCAACCCTCTGGACGTGATGCCAGACCACCGGTCGCTTCACGAAACATACTGGCCGCACCTGCGTTCTTTTGGAACAAGTGCAATTCATCAATCAGAATCCACGAAGCTTTTTTACCGCCCACCGTGTTTGATTCAGCAGCAACCACCTTTAGGGTGGCGTTGGTTGATCGGTGTGTGATTGTTTTAGTGTGCTCGGAAATATTAAGCAGTGCGCTTAATTCTTCATCCGCTTTAATCGCATCCCGAATTGGAATAAAACTATTGTCTGCGACCTCTTTTGTGGGCGCGAGAATAATCAACTCAGCAGATCCGCGGTCATTCATGATCAGCGCTGTCAACATAATGAATGCAGCCAGTGTTGATTTAGAGTTTTTCTTCGGGATTAATAGGAAGAATTCACGAATTAAGCGTCGACTCTCATCCTCGCTATAAGCACCAAAGATTGAGGCCACAAATTCAAATACCCAAGGCCGGGTGATTTCACCCATGGTTGGCTGACCAATCACATCCGTCACAACCAAACTCTTAAAAACATCCAATGCCATTTCCGCTTCTTCTGGGAATAATGGCTTGCATGGCATGAGTGACTGCCCTTTTGCAATTTTTTGCTCCCAATCGGGACACGCTGTGGACCAATTGAGTGATGTCATATTTCAACCTAACTGTAATTTGATTTTCTTGCTGACCGAGTAGCGTATTTACCACCACCAGTTGCAGCGGCCTTAGCATCATCTACCTGAGATTCTTTCTTGCCTTTTTCAGCAACCTTGCCATGAAAATATGGAAGGGCTGCTTTTGCTGCATCCATTCGCAATTTCATGTCTTCAACTGGATCAGTCCAGATTTCTTCCAGAAACTTTAGCGGGTCGGCACGACTACCAGCAGTTTCAATGTCTTTTTTGGTGATAATTGGCTTCTGATCTGGTTTAACATCAGTGTTAACATCTTTAACGCTTTCAAGTCGTTCAATGTGAGCAATCACATCTGGATCTTTCGCCATTCTTGAGCCAGCTTGTGATGCTGTTTCAGGGCTACAACCCGCGAAAATAGCGGCTTCTTTGTTATTTGCACCATCATGTTTAGCTTGGGCAAATGCCTTCTTTTTTGCTGTTAAAGCCATAAGCCCTCCTTTAACATATTCGTGTGGGACAATTTTTTTTGTAAGTGAGATGGTGGGCGGTGTCCGCTGGCTCAGGGTTTCAAACTTTTTGACTCCCCCCTCCACTTACACAGACAGCTCAACACTTTTCACTTTTTTCCAAATATTTTGATTTTCTGTTGGTCTTACCCAGTTAATAGGAGCAAGCCACTTACCACCATCAGGGAGCACACCTACAGCAGCATAAGAGTACTCACCAGTCTTCCAATAGATTTTATAAAGACCAGGGCTTAGTTCTCGCACTTCCTGCCTGTTCATGTCCGACTCTCCTTGCTGGTCTTCTTCTTATGACACGGCACACACAACGACTGAAGGTTTGATTCATCATCCGTACCACCTTGAGCCACATTAACGATATGGTCTAACTCAAGCTCCATGGTCACACGACCACATGAACAACAGGTCCACCCATCACGTGTATGAATCTTCTGCTTGAGTCTGCGCCACGGTCTACCACCACGACCTTGACCCCAATTATTCTTAGGTGGTCTCGGTGGCTTCGGTGTCATCGCTTGTAGTTTGTTTTGCAGTCTGGGTAACTTCATAACCATCAATCCAAATAAGGTGACTTCTTCTTAGGCTTCTCTTCCTCATCACCACCTTCCAACTGAATCAATAGCTCATTGATCTGAGCATTCTGTTCATTGTTGATCTGGATGACTTGGGCCACTTGGTTTATTAACTGATTGTTCTGTTCGATCAGCTTTATGAGTAAGTCGTTCGATACACAACCGCATTCTTTCTCTTGATCGCTCATATTGTTCTTTCATCCATTTGCGTCTTGCTTCACAGCCTTGGCATGTCATAACGTCACCCATTAAAAAACCACCCGAAGGTGGTCTTATTTGATTTGATCCTCTACTGCCTTGAGCGATTCACTTGGTGTCATTGCCGTGGCCCAATAATCAGCATTGGCTACAATGTAATCGTAAGCCCAAGATGCGTCCATATCACCCGCATCAAGGTCCTCAAACTTTTCCGCAAAACCCTCAGCTTTATCATTGCTTACCGCAGCAGCAAGGAAGCCATTCCCATAACGCAGCCAACCAACAAAGAATGAATATGTACTTCCAAGATATAAACTTCTATGCTCTTCTGGGCTTTTTCTGTACTGCGTGATGTTAAGCATTTCTATTGTTTCATTACTCAACTCTAAAGGCATAGTTATTCTCCATCCTCACCCAATAGCATACATCAAGTCATCAGGCGTATTTAAATAACACCCATGCTTATTACAGAATGCATGAATGTCGTTTAGGTATTCAGTGAACTGATCCACACTCGCATCCGTGGTACTGATCAATTCATTCAACCCATCTGCCACAGCTTGATATTGCGGATGCTTTTGTTCTTTTAATACTTTGACTGCTGCGAATGTCTGTTTGTACTGACCAACCTCATCACGATCATAGATACGCGATAAGAATTGCTTCTTGAAGAATAGATGTTCTGAATCTTTATCTGTGCCTTGACGCTTGGACCATTGCGACATCCACATCCAATAGAGTCTATTCTGCGCCTTACTCCGATCCTCGGCCTTCTGATCAATCACCACCCTTAACGGCTTACCCTCATTAATCGCCTGAGTGTAATTGGTATGCATGTAGTTAATGGCTTTAGTGATGTCGGCATGCGACTGGATAGGAAACACGGCTTTTTGCATTTCCCACTCCAAATAAAAAAGCCCATCAAGTTAATGACAGGCTTTGCAACTCAAGACTAAAGACAATAGTAGAACTAAAGGCTTTTCGCTTTAATCTCGTGATGTGGTGTTTAACCACAATAATCATCATTACCATAATTTTCAAGCTTTATTAGATCTTCATGTGTTTCTGACAAAAGAAGCTTGAAAGACTTGGCCAGGTCAATCCGATCCGCAGCTCTGGCACCAACTTCAGCATTGGTTGTGTGCTTAATTATGTATTCGTTTTCAGTAATAATCTTTTCGGCAAACTCATATGCCTTTTCGATAACTTTCGCTTTACTCGCCTTGGTTCCCATCAAAACACCTCTCTATCTTCCATCACCAACATCCGATTCACTCTCACCAGCCACTGATCAAACATCGATTCACTCTCAGCCCGATTACCCAATTGAAAGGTATCGAACTGGAAATGGCAGGAATGACATAGCGGCACTGTGAACCCGTCACTGGCCTTAATCGACCTACCCTTACCATGCTTAGCACTATTTGAATGAGCAGCCTGGCTATGTGGATTACCACATCGAATGCATGGCAGCTTTCTGATTGCTGCGAGTCTTTTGGGGTTGCGCATTTAATTGTTCTTCTATGCCGTGGATCTGCTTGTTTACTTTGCGCAGTTCAGCACCACACATTTCTTTAAATGCATAGCTTGAATACAGATGGTTGTAATTCATTAAGCGGCTACGGTTTCTTTCAAGTACTTCTAAATTCCGTTTTGCTTCTACTATGTCCATAAACACCACCAATAAAGTCAACTCACAGGCTTTAGGATGTGCTCTGGTATTGTTGAGAATTTCACTTTTGAACCATCGCCATAAATATCGAGATCCATGTTCATGGTCATAAATTTCACCCCAAGTTTATCTTGGGTGCGCGCTACCGCTCGAATCAACTCAGCCTGCAACTCTCGCGCAATAACTTCGTCACTATACTGAGTCATAACCACCACCAATAAGAAGAGAAAACCCCTCAACATCCAGAATGCGAGGGGCTTTGTTTGCCGTAATACGTTCGGCGAATTATTTGGGTAACTTCAGATCCACATCAGGAATGATAACGCTTGGTCTGAAATCAACTTTATACTGGTAGGTACTGACACCTTTGCTATTTAGCTGCTCAGAAAAGTAAGTCACATTGTCTGAAATGCCCAGCGAATGCTTTTTAAATTCCGTGTCACTGGTCTTGCAGGTCACATCAACCTTTCGCTCACTAACAGCTTCAAAGGCACACTTGCCTTCAATTGTTAGAACATAATCACCAGTAACACCGTTATAAAAAACGATTCGTCGATCTAATTGAAAGTTGTCTGCTGCATGAGATAGGTTGCGTGAAGCGACTTGCGCATCACGCGAACAACCAACGAGTGCTGTTGCGCACATTAAACCGACTGCTAATAATTTAATTTTCATTGCTTCACTTTTCTCCGGGCATTAAAAAAGCCCGATCAAATTAATGAGCAGGCTTATATTTTTGATTTTGTATTATTCAACTTCTTTCAAACAATCCCGACACACCTTGATTTCTTCATCATCAACTGTGTAATCGATCTCAGTCGCACCATGTAAGCCGAATAAACATAATAAGAATCGGAGCATTTGATTCTCCTTAGAATTTGGCACGCCCAGCAGGATTCGAACCCGCATCAATCACACTAGAAATATGATGTCTTATCCGTTAGACGATAGGCGCTTTATTTCAGGCATTAAAAAAGCCCACCATTTGGCGAGCTTTTAAATCAATCTAGTGCTTTAACGTACACTTCGATCACTATAACAGAAATATGCCATGTCGCGTCCGGACAGTCAAGTGGTTAATCAGCCCAATTTCAACCGTTTATCATGACCAGCTAAATAGAACTTTCCAGCAAATACCATGCTCTCAACCGAAGTCTTACCCATTCCGCGCTCATGTGCCAACTGACGCAACGACATCCCACGTACGCATTTATCAATGAAGATCTCAACCGCTACCTTTGCCGAAGCACAAACCGAACTCGACTTGTTAAAATCTACAATCAACTTCCGCACCTGCTCAGCCTCAAAATCATTAATCTGGCAAATGACCTGGTCCTTACGTGGTGCTGCCCCTTTGTTATTTTCAAGAATCAGCCAGTAGATCTGATTTACCCCAAGTGAGTCCGGCTGATGTCCTGACTTCATACGTGAAATCTGGATGTATGCCCCATACTGCTTAAGCCAATCTTCAATACTAAAACGATCCCAATTCATCACTTCCGTCTTAACCATCGCATTCATCCCTATTCCCTCTTAAATCTTTTCAAGTGCTACTGCACAGGCATAACAACCAATCGTCATAATCGCTAAAGCAATGTTATGCCCTGTTGACTTATCTTTGCCGCCACTAAATGCAGCCAAAGTTCCAATTATTAAAAATAGGCTCAGCATCACTTCATCCCCACAATCAGCATCGCCGCATCACGTTGCTCTTGATTTGTTCTGCCTTGCCAACCTGTAATTCGATTAAAATCTTCTGCCTTCAACTTTGTGCGTGTCGGCTTAACCAATACCACCGCCAAACCGCATTCTTTTGCCATTTCAGCGAGCAATTTGCCTGTTGCGTGGTTCTCCCCCACATTCTTAGCAATCTTCTCTCCTGCGCTCTTAGAATGGCCGAAACGGAAATTAGATTTCTTATTCAACCAACCCGCTTCAATGACCACTTTCTTGATTTCATCCTGATGAGTGTGGAATAACTCTACAGTTTCAGGAAAGGTTAAGTTTTTAAGTTCCAGTGACTGCCCTAAGACAGCCACTCCTGATTTTTCCAAGTCTGGATCGATGCCGATAATCAGGTCAGTCATTGGCACCTCGCCACATCATCACAACAAAGCAAGCCATGAAAATAAGCATCAATACGCCCAATGTTGTTGTTTTAAACTCAGCGAAAAGAATGACGTTGCAAATTAAAAGCAACGCTACTTCTTGTTGGAATTTACTCATGCTCACCTCGCAGGGCTTTTTCTGCCAAGCCTCTATAGAAATCCCTTACACCCCAAGAACCAAAAGATGCTTCATACCCAACTGGATGAGATTTCCAATCTTTAACCTCATTGAGCGCACCCTCCAATTCATCGACTCGTTTTTTCTTCTCGATATAACAAGCCTCCATGTTGTTGAGCTGCTGGCGAAGGTCATCGATGATGGCTTGTTGGTGCTGAAATACCGCTAAAGCTGGGTCTTGCACCATCTTCAAATCAGCACACTTGTAGTCCTTAATAATTCCCCAAACCTGCTTAATCTCACTCATGCTCAATCACCTTTGTATTTGGAGAAACATGATTCCGAATGTCCGTGCAATGGTCAGTTTCCTCATCCGACCACTGTTTTACATTCACATCAAAAGGTTCTGTTTTTTGTTCTGAGCAATAGGTACAGATAAGTTGACGCTTGGTGTCCCCAATCTTGGAAATATTTTCCCAATCATGGTCACATTCCTTTAATTCTGTTTTCTCGATTAAGTTCATGCTGCTGCTCCTTGCTCATTGCTTTCCACTTCAAGCATGGCCCACTGGATTTCTTCCCACTTCGCCAATGAAAGCCCTGTCTCCATCTTCGATATTTCTGAAATATACTGTCTTGAGCAGTCGAGCTTCTCAGCCAGCGCCATACCTCTACCGCGTCTTTCTAATAACCACTCACGCAAAGCTTTATTTAGACTTTTCATCCCTGCACTCCAAATAACTGTTTGGCTTTAGGTGTAAGGAAATAGCGATATTCGTCATTACCACCTCCAACAAATCCAATAAGACCGACTTGCACCAAGGTTTTTAAATAGCGCTGTACCGATCTAATCGTCATGTATGGCAGCGCTTGATCTTTAATTTCCTTGGTTGTGGCGATTGGTGTGTTTTTAATAACAAGTAAAACGTCAATGCCACGATTTAATGAGGCTGCCTTGTTGTGCTGATACGTTCTTTCGTTCATGCGGCACCCCACTGAAAACTAATATGCATGCCTTCATCGCAATGCTTACATCCATCAAAATCATATGGATTGTGTTGCCAGTTAATTTTTCCGCATGCTGGGCAGTTAAATCGGGTCATTGGGTTTATGACTCTACGACGTGCTTTCTTTATGCGTTCTGGAGTTCTTAAGCCTGCTGCAATCATCATTTTTCTATGATTAAGCAAAGCAAAATTAAATGTCCGACGTTTTTTCTTATCTGCCAATTCAAAAGGCACCACTACATAATCATTGTGGTTAATGCACTCAGCAGCTGTGCGTCCAATTATTTGAGCATGTAAAAAATTGGTTGATTTATTACCATTCAAATCGCTCCAGTAAACATCGTTTCCATCCCAGATGCCTTTAACAAAAAGCACATATTTATCAGATGGGCTTAAGTCTGATTTTGATGGTAAATATTGGTGATCTACCTTCCAGATGCTCAGTGAATCAATATGATCTGCGGAAATTGGATACTCGCCATCACGAGCTAATTCCCACTCCTTTTGCGCTTCTTCCAGTGTATAAACATGAGCTAAATCTAAATCCGAGGTGTAGCCCTTGCCATCAATCGCATGAAAAACCATGTTTGAACCGGTATTGCCATACGGTGAACGTAAATAGAATCTGTTTTTCACACCCCACCCCCAACGCTTTGCTCATACTTCAACTTCATGGCATTCATCATTGCCATCGGTAAAGACAATCCTTTTTCTTGAAATTCCTTTACTTTGCTTTCCACCCAAGCCTTTTCCTCCGGTGTTGGTTCAGGTAGCCACGATTTAGGCTTGCCCTTTGGAATAGCTGCTGTACCAATCATCTTCGGTGGCGCATACCACTCTTGCTGACGGCCTTGCATTTGTGCTTTAGCCAAGTAGGTTTCATAGATTGATTTGAACTGCTTGAAAGCCTCCTTCATGCTTCCCTGCTCAACCAACCAATAAGCCGAATCCCATGCTTTTTTGGTCAGTGTGGTGACTTTCAACTTCCCCTCCAGCAACTCAAGCTCTGATTGATTTGAGTAATCACAAGCGCGTTGCCAAGCCTCTGTTGCTGTCCACCAGCTGCCAGCCATACACCAAGCTTTAAAATCAGAAAGTGTTGGGCAGAAATCACCTGATCCAGCTTTTGCATTCAACTGAGCCATGCCCTTTTGAAATTGCTCATCACTCAACATTGCCAAAGCACCGTTGATGATGTTTAAAATGCGATTTAGGTCAGTCATGCCGTTAAATTGGCTAATGAACTTGTGTCCATACATCACTTGCATGATGTCGTAGTATTCGCGTGCCTTGTCTAAGGCGATCCCGTTATGCACGACCCACCTCCTCAATCAGTAATGGCTTTTTTGGTTCACCAACATCAATCACCTGTCCTTGCTGCTGGTCTAACTGCATACGTTGTTCAGCGAGAATCTGAGCTGTGGTTTTGGTGATGGATTGTTGTTTTTGAGGTTGATCCTGATTGCGCATAATCCATTGAACAAATTTCACTAGCGCTTTGTTATCAACCATGGGTTGGTTTGCGTAGTACAACTCGAATTGTGGTTGCAGTTGATCGATGTATTTCTGGTCAACTGGTTTGCGTCCAGACTTCAATAAATTGGCGTTCACATAATCGAGGTCGAACGTATATATATATTGGTTACTGGTTATTGGTTCATGGTTATTGGTTAATGGTTTATGGTTTATGGTTGCCTTTTGATTGGGTTTTGAATTTGCGTCATTTTCTAACCCAGATGAAACCGAATCAAAACCCACTGGGTTATTTTGGGTTTTATTCTTACGAGGTCGGCCACCTTTGGCCCCATTGGCGCGATTTTTATCTGAGTTGGCGTGGTACGCATTAATCTCTTTTTCAACACGACTATTCACCCACCCTTTTTCAGTTAAGGTGAAAAATTCATCCAAAATATTCTGAACGGCTTCTTTTTCTTCCTGGGTGCGCGCACCACATAAACGACATACTTTTGCCACTTCAATCGGCAAAGGCTGCTCATTCATGTAGCAAGTTTCCATGAGGTATTGATAAACACCGTGATGCAACAGGTCTAAATGCGCTGTGGCTGAACGGTAGTCACCGATGTGCTTTGAGTAGTAATACATTACGCCACCCCCTCACCAACCAACTTCTCGATAACCCAAGCCTCGCCTTTTGTGGTGAACATTGGTTGCGAAAAGCCAAGCTCGGTTTGCTTAAGCTCACCAAAGCCTTTATCAATAAACCATTGCTGGAATACACGTGCACGCTTAACGCCACGGCTGTAGACATTCAGTTGATCAAGGTGTTTATTCATTGCCATAGCTGACATGCCGAGCTTTTGAGCAACTTGGGTAGCGTTTAGAAGTGTTGAGCGCTCGACTACTGTGTCAAAGTATTGGACTTTGGGTGCTGCGAGTTCTAATTGGCGGGCTTGGTCGGCTGCCAGTTGAAGGGCTTCGGAAAAAGATTGAGGTAACTGCTTTTGCTTCAGAATCGCCAGTACATTTTTGCGAACCGCTTTCGATTCACGCATGCCAATCAGCATGCATTGGTCAATTGTTAATTCAAAAACAACTGACTCTGTATTGTTGAAATTTTGAACTACATTTTTTGTGTAGTTCTCTCCATCAAGCTCATCCTCAATTTTCAAGTTAAAACTATTTAGGCGAAGTAATGGTTCGCCCAGATCAGATCGAACTTGATTAATCAGGTCGAGCAAATCTCGACTTGACATACTGGCTTGATTTGTAGAAAATTGTGCTAACATATTCATGTTTGAATCTCCTAGGATTTAGACACAAAAGCCCTAGCTATTTGCGGTAGCTGGGGCTTTCTCGTTTCTGGTGGTTTCAACTTCATGAATTACGCAAAGAGAAATAAGTTTCTGCCCTGTTTCATAATCCACATTCTTTCGCTGACCAGATGACAGCAAAGAGATAAACGGCTGAGAACAACCAGCCAAAGCCGCTAATTCCTTTTGGGTCATCTTTTCCAACAATTGATTAATAATCGATTCCCAATTCATAGAACGACCTTCCTTATAACTTAGGTTATAATTTATAACTTTTGTTTTGACAAGTCAATAATCCATGTTATTTTAAATTACGTTAAATTATTACACAGGTAATTATTTGTTATGGGTCTTCTTATGGTTGGTTTAACTTGTGGTGATCGAGTTAGAGAGGCACGCACTAGATTGGGATTGTCACAATCGGCACTGGCTAAAAAGTCAGAGGTGTCGCAAGCCGCTATTTCTAAAATTGAGAATAATGAGACTGATAACTCAAAATATATTGCTCAGGTAGCGAAGGCTTTAAATACCTCAGTGGATTATCTGATCTATGGGAAAGAGTACATAAAGAAGCAGTCTGGAAGCCTTAATGACTTTGTTGTGGTCGGTGGTGAAAACCCAGGTGAAAAGCCAAGCGTTGATGAATATATTCTTGTTCCTCAGTTTGATATCTATGGCTCATGTGGCGGTGGCTCTATCATAGACAGTGTGGAGGTTAAGGGTGGTCTCGTATTTAGTCGACAGTGGATTAGAGAGCAAGGCTTACCTAATCCAGATGATCTGCGTGTGATCTATGCGAAAGGCGAAAGCATGTACCCTTCTATTGAAGATGGTCAGGTGCTTTTAGTTAATCCACACGACAACACACCAAAATCAAATAAGGTTTATTTCCTGTGTATTGATGAGCAATATTATGTGAAACGCCTTATCAATATGGTGACGCACTGGGTAATCAGATCGGACAATCCGGACAAGGTTCAGTATCCAGACATCATACTGTCACTAGAAGAAATTAGAGAAAAAATAGAAATTGAAGGTCGCATCTGCTGGAAGGGCGGATCAATGTAAATACCCTAAATTATAAAGGCGCTTATGTAGCGCCTTTTTTATTACAACCGTTATAACAAATATTATAAATAATATTCTCTATGTTATTGACACTTCTTTATAACTTAAGTTATATTAATTTCATCGAAACAAAGAAAAGCCCCAGCGTTGCTGTAACAACCTGAGGCATGACCCACCGTACAGTGAGTGAAATTATTATGAATACAAAAGTTGATGAAGGCAAGTTGAATGCTGATCGAGTTTTCAGCTATCGCGGTGAAGATAATTGGTCTGACTATGAAAATCCTGCTGAAGCTTTGGCAGACATGCTTGATGACGACGTATTAGAGGTTGGCAACACCTTCCTTACTGGTATCAAGCGCCAGCCATCACCTACTCAATTCATCATGGATGCTGATGAAGTTTTGGAAAATTACGACCTGCGCATTTATGACAATTATCCGGGTGATTTCACTGATGGTAATACAGGATCGGATAGTGTTGGTGATGAAGCAAAAGCTGAATTGAGCAACTCCTTAAAAGCTTGGGCTGAAAAACATCTGAATGTCTCTTTCTGGGAAATTGATCACGATGAAGAAATTGCTGTCACTCAAGAAATGATTGATGCCTTTCATGCAAATCAACCAATCCCGCTGCCTAAGTTTAAGCTTGGAGGCAGCCATGACAACTAAATTCAATATTCTCAAGTCTGCATTAATTGCAGCATCAATCAGCGCGGGGATAGCAGTAGCTTACGCTTTCCAGCCTGCCAAAGTCGCTGATGATAATCCTCAAGTGGTTATCACCGCTCAAAAATATGAAGTGCTTAAACGTACTTGCCATGAAACCTGCATCGCTACTGTTAAGGCTGACGATTACAGCATCTATGTTGAATATGCCTTGGACGATGCTTCTGTTGAGTTTCTGGACATTTTGAATGTGGTGCATTTTGACAAGACGATTAATGCCTATGTTGATCGTTATGAGATTGAAAAGATTAATGCTGCGATTGTAGGGGGTGTGAAATGAATACTTACGCTCAATTCTGTGGATGTGGTGCGGCAATGCGACCTATTAGCCACATCGGAAACCAGTCCTTATTCCTGTGCCGTGATGGTCATAGCACCAAGGTAACTGACTGCAAGGTAAATGAAGATTTCACCCGTGATTTGTACTTTTCAGACCTGCCAAGTTTCAAGGTTGATTCTGATATTTCGATTGAAGATAACGTGCTGACCTTTGGTTTATATCGTCAGATTGGTGAAAACCTGTATGCAACGGCTGATTGTTCAATGCCTGTATTGCCTCACACGATGACTGAAATGCGTAGCTCGAATAGGGATGCTCGATTTGATGAGCCAGTGGATATTGATTCTTGGCTGGTTGTGAAAGATACGCCTGTGACTTTGCTGGATGTTTGGAATTTTGAAGCTGAGGAAGGTCAGACATTTACGCTGAATGATGAGCAGATTCAGGAATTTCAGCGTCTTGTGAATGAGTACGCGGAACAGTTATTTGAAGAGGTGGTTTGAGATGGAAAAATTCGAATTAGAAATTGCAGATCAAAATGTTGTTGTTGCTGCATTCCGTAAGCCAGGTGGCACCGCTGAATTATTCGAGCGTATTGCTCAAGAAGCGCGCTCTCATGTTCCAGATGTGAGCACTAAAAAAGGCCGTGACCAGATCGGATCACTTGCTTTGAAAATCAGTAAATCCAAGACTTTTATTGAGAAGTGTGGCAAGGAATTGGTCGCTGAACAAAAGGCCCAAATCAAAGTTATTGATGATGACCGCATTGCGACTGTTAAAAAGTTTGATGAACTTCGCAATGAAATCTTGGCACCGCGTGATGCTTGGGAGCAGGCTGAAAAGGATCGTGTGGCGAAGCATGAGCAATTTATTGATGTAATTCGCATGCATGCATCGTTGTGTGGTGAATGGGATTCAATATCTATTAAAGAGGCTATCGCAACTCTTGAAGGCAAAACCCTTGACTCATCCCTTGAGGAATACGAGGAACAAGCCAAGCTTGCCAAATTTGAAACACTGGAAGCACTACGCACTGCCCTTGCATCCCGTGAAAAATACGAAGCAGAACAGGCTGAATTAGAACGCCTTCGCCAAGCTGAACAAGCTCGTTTGCAGCGTGAACATGAAGAACGTATTGCCCGTGAAGCTGCTGAAAAAGCTACTCGTGAGGCGGAAGAAAAAGCACGTTTTGAAGCTGCACGTGTCCAACGTGAAAAGGCTGAAGCAGAACAGCGTGAAGCTCGATTGAAGGCCGAAAAAGAAGCTGCCGAGTTACGTGCCGTGCAGGCTGCTGAAAATGAACGTAAGCGTATTGAGGCTGAACAGGCTGCCAAAGCTGAGGCTGAGCGTAAAGCGGAAGAAGCACGTTTGGCTGATGAGGCTCACACAAAGAAGGTTTGTGCGGAAGCACTTGAGCATCTTGCTTTATTGCCTGGTGTGAATGAACAACTTGCGAAAAGCATCTTGGCTGCGATTTATAAAGGTCGCATTCCTCACGTTTCAATCATATTTTAAGGAATAAGAACATGAATGCACCAGTACAACACCAAGGCCTAGTAGCTGCTCAAATTATTCAACTTGCTGAAGTTTTAGGGTTACACAATGTTGATCCGCAAGAATTAAAGCAAACACTGATCCAGACTGCATTTAAATCCGATAAGGAAATTTCAGATGCACAAATGGGCGCATTAATGATTGTGGCGAGTCAATACAAGTTGAATCCATGGACCAAGGAAATCTATGCATTTCCAGACAAGAATAAGGGAATTATCCCTGTGGTCGGTGTGGATGGTTGGTCCCGAATTATTAACAGCAATCCAAACCTGAACGGCATTGAGTTTGTGTTTTCGGAAAATATGGTCCGCATGAATAAAGCCAAGGTTGATTGCCCTGAATGGGTGGATTGCCTGATTTATCGCAAGGATCGGGACCGCCCTACTGTTGTTCGTGAATATCTGGATGAAGTGTATCGTGAACCAATGGGCGCTAATGGTTTTGCAGGTCCTTGGCAGTCACATCCTAAACGCTTTTTGCGCCACAAGGCTTTAATTCAATGTGCTCGTTTGGCTTTTGGTTTTGTTGGTATTTACGACCAGGACGAAGCAGAGCGTATTCAAGAAAGCGGCACAATTAAAACCGTGCAAGGCCAGACTGATAATGTGATTCCAGAGGGATACCAAGAATTTGAAAACGAGCATTTGGTACACCTTCAAAATGAAGCACAGTTCGGATCAAAACGATTGCAAGCGGCTTATGTGGCCCTACCAAAAGGCAATTGTAAAAATTACTTCTGGACGAGCCATTCAATCAATTTAAAAGCGGTTGCTGAACTCGCAGATCAAGCCTTAGCACGCCAAGGGGAAACCTATGACCATTCTCCAGCGTAGTGAAGACTGGCATGCAGACCGGTGCGGAAAAATCACTGCAAGCCGAATCAAGGATATCGATGCCAAACCAGTTAAAGGTAAGGCTCACAATGCCTTAACCCTAACAATTCTGACTGAGCGCCTAACCGGCGTTCAGGAGGAAACCAAAACCAATAGCCTGATGCAATGGGGTATTGATCAAGAACCTTATGCGATTGCAGCTTATGAAAATGAAACCGGTAATTTTGTAGTTGGCACAGGCCTGATTGATCACCCGGCTATCAAAATGAGTGGTGCAAGTCCTGATGGTCTGGTTGATCAAGATGGGCAACTGGAGGTGAAGTGTCCAAGTTCCCAGACTCATTTGAATACCGTTTTAACCGGTGAGGTTCCAAATGAATATGTGCCACAGATCACCTGGCAATTGGCCTGCACTCGTCGCAAGTGGTGTGACTTTGTGAGCTACGACCCTCGCCTGCCTGAGCATTTGCAGTTGGTGGTTATCCGGGTGAATGCAGAGGATTTGGATATCGCGGGAATTGAACAGTCAGTGATTAAGTTTAATCAAAAAATTGATCAGATCATTTATGAGCTGAATCCAAAGGAGGTGGCAGCATGAAAAAACCAACCCTAGTCCATCCGCTCATGACTGAAGCATTCATTATCTGGCTGCTTAGCATTGGTTACAGAGCAACGGTCAATCAGCATGGCGTTCGCTTCTTTTGTGAAGTGGTGAATAAGAACTTTCCGCGTGATGTGGTGATTGCAGGCACTGGCCGATTGAACAAGCCAGCGACTCAATTGTTTGAAGAATTTAAGAAATATAAGCCTTTTGAGGTGGTGTGATGGATATTCAAATTGACTTAAGACGTGGTGATTTTGAAGGGATGCACCCAAAAGCAAAACTGTTTGGCTTTGATGAAGATAAAAAGCTATACACCGGAGATGGTGTTGAGAGCATTAACCGCCAGTGGACGACTTGGTGCGCATGTATTGGCATGTTGCACTTGGATGTCAAGGAAGCCCAAGCGGTGCCTGAGGGTTTTGTTTTGGTTTCTGCTGAGCAAATGAGCCAATGGGGCCACATGGCCAATTATGCCGAGCAATACGGTTGCCCTGAGTGCTTTGAAGCTAGAGGGTATGCGCATAATTTAGGCTGTGAAATTAATGCTTATTTCAATGTCAGTGAAGCACAGGAGCCAGCCAATGACTAAGCAAACTTGTTTTTACAAAATTGAAGATGCTGAAACCTTGGCAAAAATTGATGCCTTCATGGATAAACGCGATGCCTTTTATGAGCAAGTCACAAAGCTCTGTAAGCACTATGGTTTTGAGATGCACCAAACACATGACAGCATTCAAAATGGTCTTCGTTTCTTCAATATGTCAGCAGACCCAAAGGCTGAAATTGATAAAACAAAATGGAAAACATCAAAGCATAAAAGTGGTTATTTAGCTATTTTGCCTCGCGCTACTGCCAAGGAGCACAAGGCTGAATATGATGCCATGAAGCCAAGGTCCATGACCTACGACGAGCTGAATAAGATTATTCTGGCTGAAGAAGTTTTGCCTTGGGGTTCTGGTTATGGTTTGTCTTGGAAAAAGGGCGAATATTTTAAGTTCGAAACATCGCTAAAGGTTGCACCAGTAGCTATTGAGATTCTGGGTAGTGAGTATCGAAAAGCTGATGTGGAGGATGAAGCCAATGACTGAAATTCAATTAACCAAACTTCAATTGGCGAACTATGTTTGTGATGAGCTGCATAAAGAAATGCCATTTGATCTGATTTTTAATCAGGACGAATTCGTGCCATTTATGGAAATCATTGATGCTTCAAATCTTGATGTTGGATTTCCAGTCAAGAACATCGGTGACAAGATTCATGTCGGTGTAACAAAGGGAAATTCAAACGGTATATATCAAGCATTGAGCAGTTATATAAAGGAGCACGACCATCCAAGTTCTGATATTGATCAATTCATTGCAAGCGGTGAATTTGATAAGGCTTTTAAAGATGTGTTTGGGTTGCCGAGTGGTGTGGTGAAGTCGTTGGGAGAAGTGTCTTGAATCTAATTGAGCAATTGGGTGGGTATGGGTGCGCTAAAGCTGAAGCCAATGCACCCGTGAAACTTTTGAACTTTTTAAATTACGATGAGCTGGACAAGCAACTTCTCGAATACCGCCGCCAGCACAATATTTTTGAGGTTGGGGATAAGGTGGTTTTAAAAAGGCCTGACCAATTTTCTGAAATTTATACGTATGACGCATATAGCGAGAAAATGGATTTACATTTTTTTGAATCTGAAAGTGATTACGGTCATGTGGCTCTGGATAGAGTTCGCCACGCCACAGATGCGGAAATCAAAGCAGGTAGAAGATTGGAGGTGAATCAATGACAGCAATGGCAAATATGGGTAACTTTATTGTTGCCCTGCCACCTTCAGACATTTGGTTGACAGATGATCAGGCGGCAGAATTTTTAGGATATGGTGGTGTGTATTTCAAATCATCCATTATTTGCTTGAAAGGTTTTCCAAAACCAAGATACATTACAGAAACCACAAAAGGCCGAAGATGGAACCTTAAAAAATTATCTGACTGGTTGGAAAGCAGGCCGGAAGATTTAAAAAAAGCAGTAGGCAGACCCCGCAAAATATAGCGGGGTTTTTCTTGATTAAAATATGGATTACGCCAGAATTACGCCAAAGGTATTATAAGTTATTGATTTTATAGGTAGTAGTGGTGCGCTCAGCGGGCACTTTCCGAAATTTGCGGTTTCCTTATTATTCCCTAGTTTTCCTTATTTTTTCTTTAATTTTATAGGTTTAAGTGTGGCTCATTAATTAAATAGTTTAATGTTTCCTTATTATTCCCTATTATTCATTCTATATTGATTACGCCAAATTTACGCCACGACATTTTGAGAGAGAATTTATGGCCACCTTTAGACAAAGGGGTGATGCTTGGCGAGTTGAGATTAGTGTGAATGGTACTCGGGAAAGTGCGACATTCGACACTAAGACTCAGGCTCGCGCATGGGCATCAAAACGTGAAACTGAATTAAGAGAGTTATCACGCGGAAAGCTTCCTGATTATACATTAAATTGTGCAATTGATAGATACATAGAAGAAGTGTGTCCAAAGCACAAAGGCTGTGATGCAGAGATTAAGAGATTCCGAGCATTCCAGAGAAACTTCCCAAAGATTGCCAAAAAACATATTGCTAAAATTACGACTGATGATTTTGTGGTGTGGCGTGATACCAGATTAAAAACAGTCAAGCCGGCCTCGGTACGACGTGAGGGCAACATACTGTCAGCCTTGTTTACAGTAGCGCGCACGGAATGGAAGTGGGTTTATGATTCACCCATGAGTGATTTAAAGATGCCACCACCGCCAGCACATCGAGATAGACGTATATCGGAGGATGAAATTTACAGGCTTTGTCTGGCTGCTGAGTTTGATGATCAGGCACCCGAGAATTTTACACAGCAAATTATGATTGCTTTTCTTTTGGCGATTGAAACTGCAATGCGTGCTGGTGAAATTCGCGGCCTGACTTGGGATCGGGTTTATTTAAAGAATAGATATGTGACTTTGAATGAAACCAAGAATGGAACAAAACGACATGTACCTCTGTCCAAGCGTGCTGTTGAATTGCTTGAGCTTATGAAAGGTGTTGGCAGTCATCAGGTATTTACGGTGAAAGATTCGAGCTTTGATACACTTTGGAGAAAGTTGCGAGATAAGTGTGAAATTGAGGATTTACATTTTCACGACTCAAGACATGAAGCATGCACAAGGCTTGCTCAGAAATTGGAAGTATTGGATTTGGCGCGGATGATCGGGCATAAGGATTTAAGAAGCCTGATGATTTATTACAATGCAACTGCATCAGAGATTGCAAATAGGTTGGATTAAAATGAAAACATGGACCTACTTTTATATAGAGCACACGATTAAGAATGGAGATGTTTTTAGGAAGGAGTCTGGGTGGGGTTTGAGGAATTATTTATTAAAGTAAAAAACAAAGCCCTCATGTGAGGGCATTTATTTGTTTTATTAGAATATTGATTTTCTGGTGAATAGAGGCTAATTATCTTGAGCTGCATATTTCAGGTTATCAGCAACACGATTAGTCCAGCCTTTGCCCCATGTTGGCCATGTTTTTAGTGAGGTATAAAACCTTAACCGCTCAGCAGTCAAAGTTAGAATCACATCATTTAGGTCTTGAGCATTCACAGCTTCCATAGTTTTAGGACCAATGATACCGTCCGCAGTTACACCAACCGCTTGCTGCAATTCCTGAATCGCTCGTTTCTTGCCGGCATTAATCGCAAAATCCCAGAGCTGGAATGTAATCGCAGAATGCAGACCATTGCCGCCCAATTTATCCCACCAGTCTTTTTTGTAGATCTCTTTGGCTTGAGCAAGTGATAAGTTTTTAATATCTAAATTCGGGTAGGTATTTGCAGCAATCCCATATTTAGTCCCTTTTAATACACCCACCCCCACCTTGCCACCGGTCCAGTTGCCTGCATCGCGTCGGTCTGTGGTATAGCCACCTTCATGGCCAATAAGCCGTCGGAATGCTTCATCAAAAGTGATCGAGTCAACCGGGAGTTTTGCAAAGCCTAAAAGTGTTGGCTCGGGATGTAATTCGGGTTGATATTTCTTTTTCCCAAAGTAAGCCAGCGCAGGCAAAACAATGGTTAAAATCAGTGAATGGTATTCAGCTGGGATAAGCTGTGTGTTAATCCCTTCCTGCAGTAAAACAGGAATTACACCCAATAAAAAAGCCCCAATTAGGGGCCATTTAACGCTGGTATACTTCAGCACGTTTTCTTGTAAGAATTTCATTTTTCCTCTCTCATATTTCGTTCATAAAGTTTGTTGCGGATTTCTTCAACTGTTCTTAAAAGTTGGTCGGATTGTTTTTCAAGGACTTGAATGGACTGGCTATTTGCCATGGTTTGAGTATTTACCGTGTCTGTTTTGCTCGTTTGAGTATTCCAAGCGACTACAAATAGGCCAGCCAAGAAAATACCACCAAAGCGCACAAGACTTGTGGTGTTATCAATCTTTGTTTTACTTTCACTTAACACCCTGATCTGCATATCCATTTCTTTGAACTTTGGATCAATCTCATTTCGAACCTGCTTGATCTCGCTTTTGAAGTTTGACTTGGCTCGATCTAAGTCATCTTGCAGATTATCCCGGGTTTGACTTAAGTCACTCCGTGTTTGTTGATGCTCCTTGTTTACTTGCTCTAACTGCATATTCATGCGGTCAAGCTTTTGGGGTAGTTCAGCCAACTTATCCATACTTTTTCCAAGATCATTAATCTTGTCTGAGATGGCAAGAAGTTGCCCTGCTGTTGCTACTGGTGGGTCAGATGAGTAGTCATTTGACATTGCGCCCCCTAAATTTTGGTAATAGAAAAGCACCCGAAGGTGCCTTGTGGTTGAGACTTTAACTTCTATTTGCACAACAGCACCCGAGGGTGGTGCTATGCGTTAACTATTTCTTTTATCTATTTTAATCTTATAGATATAACCATTAAATACCTGAATTACAGATGAAATATATCTAAGCACTCCAATATTCAGCGCTCCCGCGGTATTAGCTTGTATATTGTTGGGTAAATATGTAGAAGATCCAACCTGTACATCATCGACTTTGCATACAATATAGCCGTCCAGTCTTTCAACTTTAAATCTGTACAATTGGTTTAAAGTTGGAGTGAAAGCAAAATCAGCGTAAGCTGGGTCGCCTATTGCAAACCTAAGCCTATTTCCAAGACCACCATCATTCCTAAATTGAAAAACCCACCCATCATTATTTAAATATGTGCCAAGCAACGCTGATGCGCCATTATTAGGAAGTGATAAAAATTTAGCATCCACCTCTATTCTAAAATCATTCGCAAAATCAAAATCATTACTGTGATTTGTATAAATATAGTTTCCTGAAAAAATTGCATACTGTCCATTTGCGTCTAAACCAAAGTTTGTAGTTCCAACGCTTGTAAATAGCCTCCCAGTTTCATCATTTAAGTTTCCGTCAAACTTAAGCAGCGCAACTGTTGTGAATTGGGATGCTACTACAATCTTCTCATCACTAAGTTTCTCAACCCCATTTTTCACAGAGCCAACACAGACATAATATGTTTTTCCAACTTCAATATCAGTATCAACATATGTTCGCAAATCACCCGCTAAAATAGCTTTCGGTACTGGCAAAATTTCAGGATCAATCGGTGTTTCGGAGCAGTAATAATGCTGCTCGTCCACAAATCCATCTAATTTCCAATTTAGCTCTAAACGATTAGTCATTTTTAAACTCAACTGTTAAGTCGTAAGGTGCTGAGAAGAATTGTGATAATTCAACTGTATGCGCAAATGGATTTAAGCACTCATAGCCATCTCGCACAGTTTTAATTGTAACTTTCACAAATCGCGTATTAGCTTGCATCGTTGAAATTGACATCGTATAACTTGTGGTGCCCGTAACGTTTGCATTTGTTGTCGCAAGTTCAATGTCATTTTCATCTAACTGCGTCAGAATTAAATGCGTTTGAGTGCTTGGCTCAATCATTACAGCGGCATCAAACCAGCCTAGCATTTCACCACCCGTTTGCTGAATGCGGTTTCGATCCACCCATGTAATAACCAAGTCAGTTTCAATTTCGACAGGGAAATACTCCCCATTAATTTTGACATTTGCTGGAGGGTAAGGTCGGATTGCACGCGCCTGAATTTCAACCGGCATACCTGTCACTGCAAGCTCTTGGATCCCACTCGGCGTTGTTGTTAAAACTTGTGCCTCAACAATTTCACTTTGTGCGTATTGGGTGGAATCAAAAGCAACATCAGGTAAATCAAAAACAAATAAATTGCCAGAATTGTGCTTTTTCGGAATAGTATCTAGAACACCGCGCTTCACTGTTAAAACTTTCGTTTCAGTATCAAAGCTCACAAACCCCATTAATTCATCATTTAACAAGATTAAATTATTCGAGTTTGCTGTTTGAGTTAATACGCCAGTAACTGTAAATGATGCGGTTGTCTCAATAATCGGCTGATCCAGTTGCAAAATTTCGCAGTAATCAAGGCGAGAAACTTGTTCAAATTCACCTGTCCCACCATCCGTATAAAGTAATGCATTAAGTGAATTGCTTTGCGGTTTTGCCGCAATTGCTGCGACATAGCCAATATCTGGATTGTTTGATAATTCCAAATCAGCACTTGTCTGGCCAGCACGAAGCACAGTTAGATAATACGGGGCTTCAAATACTGCATTAACGCTCGGTTGTGGTGGCTTTATACCAGAGTCAACAGGACTATCAACAACAATCGAAGTGTTCATTTCTCCCGAATATGGAATTACTTCCTCAAAATCAATCGTCACAGTATTATCAGTACCATTTCCAAGATTGATTTTCATGATTCTTACCAGAATAGTACCATTCCACTTGCTCGACCACGGCAATCGAATCAAGTCATAGCGGTTCCATTTCCGCGCCTCTTTCCAGCCAGTTGTGAAGCTGCCAGACCATGCTGGTGTGGAGAACTGCTTTAACTTCCAGTTCGATACAATCTCAGCATTTCGCATATTCATGAAATACGGAAACTCAACTGACTCAGCATTTGCATGACCCATTGTTAAAATAGAGCCATTCTCATAAACTGAAAAAGTAGAATTTTTGATGCGCTCACGGTCGTAATAAGTGACATTGAGTTGATTCACAATGTCGTCACTATTCATCACCTCAAGTGACAAATCCTTGATTTTGTTTTCTGAAATATCATGAATCTCATTTTCTTCAAACCAGTCATCACGGAATAAAACCATTTCATAAAGTCCAGTCTGACGGTTAACCCTGATACCTGCCTCAACGTGATAACAAAGCTCTTCAATGGCTTCGAGGCATGACTTCTCATCAATCGCCCATGAAACCCCCAACCCCTCATTCCAGATTTGATCAGCAGCTTTCATAAAATTAGCATCATTAATGTCAGCCTCAGGCTTACTCATTGCTGTGTCGTCTGTGAGGATTTCACGAATCTTGTGAATTGGGTTTATATCAACAGCTTCATTATCGCCATCGTTGCCCGGGCCAGTCCATGGATCAAGAACAAGCCTCGCCCAAATAACGCACTTATGATTTGAATTTGAACCGGCCGGAATTTGGTCGGTAATACCAAAACTTAAACTTTTATCAGGAAACAATGGATCAAAAATAATCCAATATTTTCGGCAAGTGATATAACTTGTTTGTGACCACTCGCGCACCAGTGTGAACCCACCACCCCTCCAGTCAAAAAATGAAATCCCATCATCCCCCCAGATTTCAATCTCCACTACTAAACCATTTAAATCCGGAAAAGTGGTTTTTACACGACCCTCTTTACCATAACCGCCAAATTGTGGATAAAAATCATGTACATATCCACTTATTAGGCCTTTTTGTGTAAATTCATGATATTGATCATCCTGGTTGGATGTCCCATACCATTTGTTTTGTGGTGGATTTACCTCAACACGTGTTACAAGATCCAGATAGTCACGAGGAATTAAAGTTGCATCAATCTCACAAACAACTGCGCCATCACCCCGAACTTTATACCACTGCTCACGCCCATCATTTCTAACTCGTGTACGCTTCACCCATAACAACATCTCTTTCATGTAGCCTGAGTTGCCGAGGTAAAATGAATCGTGGCGATAGGCTTGTAATGCGCTAACCACCCCACCAATCAGACTACCATTAGGCTTAACAGCACCAAGCCCACGAAAAACCAAATAAGACTGATATGGATAACCCGAAACCAAAGGAAAATATTTTTGATATGTTTTGTTTGGCTCTTGATCTGGTGTACCCACTTCAATATCAATAATTCCGGCAACCCCACCTTCATTTTCACCGTAAAGTGATGGCTTGATGATTTCCAGGTACGGGCTTGCATCATCCTTATCTTTTACAATCCAGCCACGGTTATCAAAGTTGATAGCTAAAAGTTTCTCAATCCGATTGCCGATGAATGCCGCAAACTTTGCGTAATAACGATATCCAGTAACTTGAGATGAGCTGCCAATACCCAAGAAACCACCGCTTTTTTGTTTAATTGCGCTGGTTGTTTTATCCCACATATCAGTGATATTGGTGTGCACATGCGGACTACCAGCCAAGTCATAAAATGAAATACCTTCATCCGCAATGGTGCCATCCAGCTGATTTGGCTTAGGCTGGTTCTTTTTCTGCATCTTCCGCATTTGCAGGAAGGTATACACGCCAACAGCGACAGAAAGAACAAGAGCACCAATAGCCAACCAGAAAATAGATCCAATTTGCTCAATTTGAGACGCATCAAAACCAGCCAATAAAATATCAATATTCATTTTTATCCTACTTAATCAACTGAGTTTCTAACGGGTTTTCGGTCGGCATATTCGGATGGCCGCTAAAGCGTTTATGGTTGTTAAATTTCTCATGACACATTTTCAGTGACTGATCACAGCCTGGTGCCACTCGCACCACATCACCCACCTTCAGGCCGATATGCTGGCGATACAGTCGAGCACTATTACTTCCACCGTTAATAATGAAGGTAAACACACCATCTTTTTTAAGCACACCGCGATTCAGCCAGTCAGACGGATAGGATTTGATTTCCATGATCGGTTCACCATTTTCAAAAGTCGGATTGCCTTGTCCATCTAAAACGGGCTGCCCAAATTCATCTAGCACAGGCACTTGCTCAAAAACAGGATCACCGTTTTCATCAATAACTTGAGTCGGGTTTATTGTGTAAGCGACATTCAAGCCGTCGATTGCAGTTACAGTCACTTCAAACGACCATTCGTTAAAATCCAATCCACAAAACTTGTCGTAAATGTTATTCATGCACGTGCGCTGATATTTACGGGTCAATATCTTGCGACGCATAAAGCTTTCTGCGGTCGAGCAGACCAATGTCATGGTATTGTCGCGGTCATCGAATTTTGGCTGCGTCACCCGACCTTTAAACAAGACCAGTGATTCAGATCCATCCAGTTCAATTAGAGTGAAATACACCGATTCTAGATAAATCTTGTTGAGAAAGACCTGAGTGAAACTATCGTCAGCAGCATTGAATAGTGGATAGGGATGCGGAAAAGTCAGATCGACTTCACACTTATCAATATCGGCATCTTCAACATTTCCACGGCTTAAACCGCGCACCGGGAAATAAGTAATCGCATTGTGAGTAATCGCTTTACGTGCACTGGTGAAAAACCACTGCTTGTCCCCATGCTTAAATTGATAAAGTTCTAAACGTGTCATTAGCTATCAATCTCCACGATTGGAACAGTAATTCTTGATTTGCCAGCGCCTAAAAATTGGAACTCAATCTGATCTGCATCCAAGCGATGCAGCCCTAAATAGCAGATAGTCTGAATGCTGTTGCGCTGTGTATTAATGGCTGGTGAAACAGTAAGTGACCCATTAGTTCGACTGGTAATTTCATGCGCTGACCAGGTGCCATCCTTGCGCTTAACAGCAATATGTTTGCGGTCGGCTTCAATGATGTATTTGGTATTGGTGCTTAAACTGGTGGTGATGTTGCCGGTATTTAAAATATTCAAATGCTTTTCATATAGCGGCATCCAGAATGCACGTGAACGTCCAGACCTGCGGAACAAGAATCGGCGATAAGCATTGAACTCTGACCAGTCTTTTAAAACCGAAGTAAATGGCTTGAGATACTTGGGTTTTTTATGATGGGTGTACTGCTGAAAACCACCAATAGCACCATCCACAATGTTTTGATGCTGGGTCAGTGTCATTTCGAGCGAGTCGCCATCAAGTAGCAAAGGTTTCCAGTAAATATCCTCACCCTTGTATTTAGCAGGCGTATCACCGGTATGTTCTGGCAAGTCTTCTGCCAGCACTCGAAAAACGACTGAAGCATTGGACCAGAAACCACCAGCATTGATTGAAGCGTCCCCGTCGATGATGCAGATCCGTAGCGGCATGATCACAGCATTGGTTACAGTCACATTTGCAGCCAAACGGAAGCCATCCTGGTATTCAGTGATCAGTTCTTGAATTATTTCATCCGTTTCCGGGTCCCGGATTTCTTCCTGAATAATGATGTAGCGGCCACGATCTATGATTTCGACCACTTGACCACCTTCACTACCCTCAATAAAAGCAAAACCGACTCTAAGGTCGGCTATGGTGTCTGCTGCATCGAGAATGATGTAATCGTCATCAACGATATCTGGAATGACTCGCTTCACCTGCCGCAGCGGAATACCCCACTGTTTACGCATATTGGCATACAGCATATGGAACAGATCGCCCATAGCCTTACGCATTTCCGTATATTTGAAATTCAGGATCTGACGTGGTGCATCTCGAAGTGGATAGCGCTCTTCACTCCCATCAAAGGATTCGTGAACCTCTGTCATCCATTCCAGGCGCTCGGTTGATTCCAATAGAGGGCAATTTGTTAATACATGCACCTCGCCATATGATGTTTGTATTTTCATTTTGTCCTCAAATTGATAAAAATAAAGCCCACCGAAGTGAGCTTATGCGAATCCTAATTCCCGTTTGTTCTGTTTAAAAAATTTCACAAAGGCTTTCTTGCCATCTGGTCCAAACAGGTAATCCCCAAGCTTTTCACGCTCATCAACAATTACGAAGTTTGGGTTGAGGTTGACGTTCGGTGATGAATTGCTTTCACGGGCTTCACTCAAGTATCGAGTTAAATCCTTATTTTGCTCAGGATTTAAAACACGCTCTCCACCATCAAGCAGCCATGTACCTTCCCTTGGAATGTTATCGATACCGTCGTGGGCCATACCAGTTAGATTGACCGACTTCATGCTTGCGGCCTGAGCCACCTGTAAGGCTGCTGCGGCCGCACCAACCGCAGGTGCGATATATGGGCCAACAAATGGTGTACCAACGACCGCATCATAAGCTTTCGAGTATGCCGCTGGAATGTTCAGCATTGCCTGAGCTACCGCAAACGCTTTTTGAGCAGCAAACAGCACTGCATAGGTTTTAGAGTTTTCATCCACCAGCGCAGCAAATCCACCCAGCATTCCTTCCATGTATCCCGCTGTAGACTTGGCTTGTAGTTCAAGTTTTGCATTTTGGTATGCTTCTTCGTTCAATAGATCGAGTTCGCGCATTTTTTGCAAAACTTCAAACTGTCGCTCTAGCGGATTTTCTCCATAGCCCATCACATCACGGTAATCTGCAATAGCGCTGTCGCGCTCGTAGGATTCTTCACGATTTTGCTGAGAAGATGCATACTGAAGCATGGCTTCTTTTTTTTCAGGAGAATATGTTGATGTTGCTAGAATTTCTTCACGCACTAATGCGTAATATTCCCGGGCATACTCCCCCTTACCCATCCAGTCTCTTTTAGTCTCGAGAACATCTAACCTTTCATCCCTTCTGAGCGATTCAACCTCTTTCTTGCGCTGATTTTCGAGAGCTATAGAGGCGATGGTGTACTCCTCCGTGGTCAAACTAAGGTCAAGCTTAAGATTGCGCTGACGACGAGCAAAGCTTTCATTTAAAAGCTGCTCTTCTGATTTCAAATAGTCCGAATACCCAGCCAACTTTTCGCTATGTGCAGCTTCTGAAACTTGAATATCAATCTCAGCTCGTTTCTTGTATTCGGCTTTCAATTCAGCAGTTTTTGCACTGTCGAATCCAGCCTTATCAATCTCCTCTAACTTATCAGCAAGTTCTGAATTGACTTTCTCTCTATAGGTGGCAACCTCAAGCACAAGTTCTTTTTGCTTTTCAGCTATCTCCTTCTCACGTTTTTCGCGCTCAATAGCAAATTGCTCTTGCTCCTTCAACCAGTCTTCAAAAGAATAATCCTCTGTGAATGAAACACCGCTGGAGCCACCCATATAGCCCATTACTTTGCCAGAGTATTCGCGCGTTTCTCTTGGCATTGGCCTGTCAGCAAAATAACCCTTCTGACCATCCTTCATGCCTGAGCCATATTTTAAATAGTTCTGCATGTTGCCTTCGCCCCAGTTGTAGGCGCGTAAAGCATTCTCAAGGTTGCCTTCAAACATTTTGAGTAATTTATCAAGGTACTCGGCTGCACCTTTTGCACTGGAATTAACACTATTAACATCAACATTAAATCGCTCAGCAGTTTTTGGCATGAACTGGAATGCACCTCTTGCGCCAGCACTACTTCTAGCGGTGTTGCTATTTGGTGATTCAGTCATATTTACAGCAGACAATAAGCCTTTTGGTAGTCCTTTAGCGGATTCTAGTGCAGCGTAGTTTGCTTTAGCTGCGTTAGATGCAACCAAAGCATTCACCTTCATTGCATTACCTTGCGCCTCGACAAGCTTCTTGTTTTTTTCCTCAATTTTTGCACGTTCCTCAAGGGTTTTATTCAGACCCTGATCTGCCTTCCAGCGATCAAGCACAGAATTCAATACCTTCGTATTTAGCTTTTCACTCGTACCAGCTATATTTGAAGCCTTTCGCGCCTCATACATCATTTCAGCAAGCTCTGGATTAATATTTCTCTTTACGAGCTCGTTTAAGTAATTGCTCTTCGATGCCCCCTCGGCATTAAGGTTGAGAAGTTTCTGAATCTCTGCGCTTAAACCAGAAACCTCGCCAGCAGTCTGCTTAGCCTGGTCACCCACCCCTTTAACGGCTGGAGCCATCTGATCCACAAAAGACTTTTGGTTTTTAAATTCATTACCAGCATCTTTTACAGACCCACCTAAAGTATTGAATCGGTCCTTAGAAGTTTGGCTAATGAAGTTTAGAGCGTTAATCTTTCCTGAGAATTGATCAATATCACCTGTTTTCTTGTATTCAGCAATCAAAGCATTAACCTGTTTTGATTGCTCAGATGTCATATCATTGTGACGACTAAATGAGTAAGTGGCGGTGATTAGTTTTGAATTAACTTCATCGTATTCCTTTGCTAGATCCTGAAGTGTATTTTTTTCAGAAACAAGCTGTGCGCGACGCTTAACATCATCAAGCTCCTTGTATTTCTTAACCGCCTCATCAACGGACTCGTTATTTTCTCTTAATGACTTGGTGGACTCATCAGCGCCATCTCTCATCATTAAATAGCCTGCCGCCACAGAAGCCACAGTAATGCCTAGCCCAACCCACCCGCCTGTTAATCCAAGCAAGAGCGCTTTGGCTGCTGCAAGTCGGCTTGTGGCTACGGTTGCCGCACCTGTAGCTGCTGTATAGGCAGTTGTCGCAATAGAAGCCTGTTTCTCGGAAATAGCTAAAGCAATGTTTGCTGCTGTCAATCGCTGAGTTGCAGCCGCGCGAGCTGCTGCCGTAGTGGCATTATTAAAGTCTGCGCGAGCTAGATTCACCTCGGTTAAAGCTAAAGCCACATTTTGGCGCGCTCTTTGCGCCTGAACGCCAAGTAGTTTTACGCTTTCGGCTTGTTCAGCTACTAATGCCTGTTTTTGCTCAATGCTTGCAGCAACTGTTTTTTGAATACTGCCAACCATACTAGAGGCATATCTTCCAGCAAATATAGCGCCTACCACCAAAGCAATATCACCAACCGTATCTAGGTTATCCCCTAGGGTTTCCAGTGACTCACTAGCCCCATCAACACCGGCTTTAATCGCATCACCAATTCCTGATTGCGATACTTTTAGGAATAATCCATCAATTGTATCCTCAAGGTTTGCAATAGACCCATCTAGGGTTTTCATGCGGTTTTCCATAGCACCAGCGAAGTCCACATTGCCTAAATCAAGAAGGTATTTTTCAATCTCTTTGGCATTATTTCTAATGGTGGTGGTTTGACCTTTAAACGTCAGCGACACTTTGCCATTTTCTTGGCTGGCCTTAATACCAAATTCTTTTAATCGCTCAAACTCACCAGTGGTAGCATCAGCAACAGCCTCAATCATTTGATCAAGATCTTTACCCATGGCGGCAGCAGTATTGCCGTATGATGTTAGTGCGGCTTCAGATGGCTTTAACCCCAAGTTTGTAAGCTTAATAAAGGCACCTACAGACTGCTCCAAGCCATAAGGAGTTTCTTTTGCAAACTTCTGCAAAGAATCAAATGCTGCTGCCGCGCCTTCTGCTGACCCAGTTGCTGTTATTAACCCTGCATTCAGCTTATCAAAAGTGCGTTGAGTATTGATCAGTCGGTCGATAGAGACATAGGATGCAGCAACCCCTGCCAATGAAAGCCCGATATTCTTTGCTGACATGGAAATACCTTTATCAGCCTCCTCGAAATCGCGCGCCATATTGCTTGCTGAAGTCTTAGTCTGTCTTTCGGCATTCTTCATTGGCTCAACAAATTGGCCGATACGAGCAATTAAATCTAATGTTAAAACACCTAACTTGCCAGCCATAACTTTTCCTCTAGGCGTAAAAAAACCGCCTAGTGGCGGTTATTGATTTTGAGACTTTACGAGCAATTTGCTTGCCCTAAATCTATCCATTTGTTTGTAGAGACAAGTTTCTGGATATCTATTACCTTAACCGTCACACCATGAACATCTAATGCATTTAATTCCTGACAAACATATTGCGCTAGCCCATCCCTGCTTGAACCATTATCCAGCACACCAACTCTAAAGGTTGAGGCGGATACCCATACCGAATCTTTTATTGTCTTGTCATCTTTAAAATGGGCTACAACTTGCTGTTTTTTCTCTTCAGATATTTTTGGCTGACCAGAACACCCAACCAGACCGATAACCAAAGCCAATAAAATGATTTTTTTCATACAAGGACCTTAAACTTCTTTTATGTATTTAGCAGAATTTGCAACTCTAGATGGTATATCCAATCTTACCCCGAAGCTATGATCTTTGCTTCCACCACCAACAATCACAGCCCTAACATAGACTTCTGAGTTATCAGGCATATTTAAGCGCCCCAAAAGTTTTACCCAACTCTCGGCATTATTGCGAGGGAAATAACCAACTGTTAATCCGCTGATGTCTACCCTGCATGCGTTTTTATCGTGGCTGTTATTAATATCCCTGATAATTTTTGCCTCTACTTCGGTAAAGCAACCCTTGCCCTCTCTTTTTACAGCAAACCGCTCAATATTGGATTGGTAGTGTGATTCACCAACAATTTCGAATGGATAGCTATCAAAATCATGCGCACAATCATAATCAAGTCGGAAAATTCTCTTAGGGGCAATCTTATTCGCATCCTTTTTTCTAGTGCTCCCCATTGGGAATGGTGGTGGTAAACTTCTACCGCTCACTTCCTCTTTACCTCTATTTTGTTGGGTCTTGAGAAATTCTTGAGTCTTGTTTTCCACCGGAATGCTGGCTTTCCTTGCCAAGAAAATTGCACCGATGACCACTACAATAATTATTAATATAAGCCACATACTCAATCCTGAATATTTATTATTCAGACCAAGATACTAATAATCAGGTGAAAAAGAAACCAATCTAAATTGATTTCTTATTTCCCGAAATTCTCCACCAGATAATCCTCAAGATTCTTTTCTACTGGCTTTTCTTCATGGGTCATCAAGTCGTGCAGCTTCACGTTCTTAACGCCTTTCAGCATTAAAATAGACTGGTGAATTCTTGCTAGCTCTTGCTCGAATCTTCTTCCGAGGTTGAGGCTTCCGTATTTTCGGATGTAGGCGGTGTACTTTTTAATTTCTCTGTATGGGAGGTCTGCGATTTCGCTGTACGTTTTGCCGAGCGCGATACTGATTTCGATGAGGATTTCGTCATCTTGGTTGAGTTCAGTTGCTTTCCCAATACGTTAATATCCACAATTTTTGACCAAAGCGCATCTACTAGAGCTTGGTTAAAATGGGTGCGGATTTCATCTTCAGTGAATGCGAGTTGGCCTTTTTCATCACAAATAACACTCGCCAAAACACCAGCTAAGGCCTCTTTGTTTTCACCATAGGCTTTCATTTGGGCTACTGCTGTGCTGTAGCTAAATGGCAGAATATGCGTATCAAACTCTGCATCTTCACCAGCAACTTTGATTTGGACTGTCACATGCTCCGGCTTACCCATTAGTGCGCCAGACTTAATGTCTTTTAAAGTTAATTTTTTCATGATTCACCAGAAAGAATAAAGCCCCAATACAGGGGCTTTGGATTAAACAGTTGCTGGAGTTAGAGTTACACCAGTTGAACGCTGTAAAGTGAACTGGTAGCCCACAATGGAATCCGCTTCAAATGTTGGCACTGCTGGAGTTAATGCGCCTTTAAATGACCAGAATGAACGGCCAGTTGGTAGAGCTACAGCATTTGTAGCTACTGTTGGCGGAGCAACTGAATCACTCGCACCAATATAAAATTCAAGTTCGGTGCGATTTTCTGCCCATTGAATAAGCTTTAGGTGTGAGTCGTTTTCTGGATCAAGTCGAATTGAAAGTGAGCCATCACCCGGATCAGATAGCCCCGGCATATAGGATTTGGATTTCGTTTCTTCAAGACAGGTTGTTTCAATTTTTGAAGTACTGTCACTTCCCAAGTCGATACCGGTTACACAGACAAGTTGCGTAATGTCGGTACCATCAAAAGCAAAGACGTTTGTCCCTTGCGTGCGTAATTCTGCCATTTGCGAGTGCTCCTCAATTTTAGGCATAAAAAAAGCACCCGGTTGGGTGCTATGTGGAAAATTTAAAAGCTATCTGTCTAGAAACCAATTCGCATCAAAGCCGCGACCAAAAATATTGGTGTCGGCAATACGTTCAAAATGGTTCGGGTGAATGTTGGTGACATAACAGTGTGGCTCTAAAGCCTTTCGTATTGCCGCTCGAATATCTGATGCTCTTTTCTGCTGAGTGTCGTAAACCACAATCTGGAAGGACACATGATCAGTATTCGCCGGGCAATCTAAATTGTTTTCAGGATTGGCTGTGACTACTGACCAGACTGCATAAGGGTATGCTGTGC